ATGTTAAGTCGAATGGACCTATCTTCTGGGACATTCTTTGGAGCAGGAACTGATGCTCGCTTCGGTTCTAGCTTGTTAACATATGGAGCAAATTTTGTTCCTTCTAGTGTTGCGTATAAAGTTGAATCTTTGTATCCCGGAGAAGGATACAACTATGCATTGCAAACTGATGGCAGTGTAAAAGGAAATTCAATAGAAATCGATGCTGTATCGCAAGATAAAGTTATCCTGACGGTCAATGACAAGGGTGCTGCTACAGAAACTTTTAAAGTTGGATTAGGTAGTTCTGTTTTTGTTGAAGACATGATAAACACAGGAGACACCAATCTCAAGTCTGAATATATTAAAGCTCGCCTTGTCGCAAGCAGCGTAGATTTTGATGCAGAAAAACTTGAATTTAACGAAACAATATCAAACATCGGAATTGCTACTTCCGGTTTAACTGTATCCTTCGGTGGATTTATCGGTTATCAAAACACCCTTAGCGGAGGAGGCGTAATTAGTGCTGCCGCTGCAACTGAGTGTGAACCTGCATTCAACAAATTAGTTGAAGGGAATAACCTCATGGCAAACGGAGACAGTGGTTACAATACAACGGTTGATTCAAGCGAAAACACTGCTGCGATAATTGGAAGCTTCACAGAAACTCCAAAAACTGGTATGTATGCCTTGGACTACGACGATCTAAATATTTCAATCGGCGTAGTACCCGGAATAAACAATCAGCAAGTTCAAAACGCTTTGATCACACTAGCAGAGAGCACTCAAAACTTCATAGCATTGGTTGCACCTCCATATGGTTCAATCAATACCCCACAAGAAGCTCTTGATTGGACGAATGGTCGCGCAGAAACAAGAACCGCTGCAATAAATAGCAGCTATGCAGCAGTTCACTGGCCGTGGGTCAAGGTCTTCAGCGTGTTTGATGGCATAGATCGTTGGTACGATCCCTCAATTTTCGCTGCTCGTCAAATGTGCTTCACTGATTCAATAGCGGATCCATGGTATGCACCTGCTGGATTTCAGCGGGGTAGATTGACCAAGCCTACCGAAGTTGAGGTAAACCTCAATCAAGGTGATCGGGATTCACTTTACAGTGGTGGGAATATCGTTAACCCAATAGTTAGCTTCCCACAAGCAGGAATCGCTATCTTCGGGCAAAGAACTGCTCAACGGCTACCAACAGCCTTGGATAGAATCAATGTTCGCAGATTGATGATTTTCCTCCGCAAAGCAGTCTTGAACAGTATACAGTCCTTCGTGTTTGAACCCAACGATCCTTTCACTTGGGAATCTGTTCGGGGCGTAATCAATCCTCTTCTTGAAGACATAAGAACAAGAAGAGGTATAGTAAATTATGCGGTTGTTTGCGACGAAACAACCAATACTCCAGTAAGAGTTGATAGAAACGAACTTTGGTGCAAGGTCATCATTCAACCCACCAAGGCTGCTGAAGTCGTAGTATTTGAGTTGAATGTAACTAATCAATCCGCTCAAATAGGCGGCTGATAGGAGATTAAATTATGGCAGTTCCAAAACCTTATTTCGTAGAAAATCGTGGTACGGCTGAAAAGAATAAATTGCCGTCAATATCCACAAATTTAGATTCAGTAAGAGCCTATCAGTGGGAAGTTCATTTCCAAGGACTTCCTCCCATAGGTGACGATGGAAAAACTTTAACTTTAGCTGCAAAGCAAGTGACTCAAATAGGTCACATGGTTGAAGACATTGCAGTAGACAGATTTAACGATAGAGTTTACTATCCCGGTAAAGCATCTGCCGAAGAAGTCAAAATCACTTTTGATAACTTGTATCAGCCTCAGATGGCAGACATTCTTTATAATTGGTTTCAAGGTACTTATAATCCTGTTGATGGCAGGGTTGGAACTACAAGAAACAAAACAGGTAGTGCTTCTAGACTAAAAGGTAGTGCTGTTATCTTGCAGTTAAATGGAAAAGGTGAGGTTGTAGGTGGAACCAAACTATATGGAACTTATCCAAAGGCTTGGAAGTTAGCTGAGTTCAATTACTCGACACAAAACGAGTTTCATACAATCGAATTAACTCTTCGCTACGATTTCGCTGTTCAATACAATTCATCAGACATTAATACACACTACTGATAATTCATGACTAGAGCACCATTTTTTATTAGGCAGCTAAGAGAAGATCCATCGGAGCCAGCTAGTTCCCCTTATAATGCTTTTAGTAAACAAAAATCTAAACAATTCGCTGACTCGATTTTTAAAGGTGGGAAACCTTTATCTGTGGCTGACATTAATAAACTTTCTTCAAATTTAGCATTAACTAATCTTATTAATCAAGGGCATGTACGCGACGAACGAACTAGAATATTAAACATATCAAATAATTTAGATTCAGTAAGAACTTACGGATGGCAAGCAGAATTTTATGAAAGAAATCAGCTACCTCTTGAGTATAGTGAGGATTACAAAATAGGAGACACGGTTTTTCCAAGGTTGACTCTAGCTCTTAAGTCAATAGAATTTCCAAACTATACTCAAGCAAAAACAGATTTTACTACATTCAATTCTTTGATTAGTCATTACACTCCAACTTTTGAAAAACTTTTTAAATTAACTTTTTTAGATCTTTTAGAGGGTGGAGACATTTTAAACTTTTTATTTGACAATAAATATCTATCAATAGATGATCCCAAGGTTCCAGCGATTCCGGCAATATACATAAAAAAATATGATACCGAAGGGGAGGTTGCTGGGGGGATGGTTTTTGCTAATTGTCAATTGTATGGTTTAAAACTCGGTAACCTTGATTATCAAATAGCAGGTGGAATGTTAGAACATACTGTGGATGTTAGATGGGATACATGGATTACTTTAAACAGAGAAGGGGTATCAAAATATCCTAGTTATTACGATGTACAAGACGCATTCAATATTCTTTATAAAGAAAATCCAGAAATTAAAGAAGAAAGTCAGTCAGAACAAACAGGACCACGAACAATTAAACCAACAAGAGGCCCAAGCCCAACAATTAGTTAATTTTTAAAACTATAATAAGTAAGCACCCACTCAGGATAGCTGGGTGGGTTTTTTTATATGGATTATTTTCAAGAACTATTAAGCAGTTATCAAAGAATAAAAAAACGCACTTTCCGCGTAGGGTACATTGTTGAACAAACACAAGACCCTATTGCTGCTTATAATGATGCAGCTAAACAAGCAGAAAGTTTAGTGTCTCAAGGAGTAGTGCCTATTTCTCGTGGACCTAAATTAGGGGTGAACGGAATCATAACTGCTTACACTTCTAAAGTTAAAGATGGCATACTTCCGGGGTTAGCTATGAGCGATGGTAGAACACCTATCCCCGGTAGTCAAAATTATGCTGTTCGGTTATCAACCATAGCTAGCAATCCAGAAGCACAAGAAAAAATTGGACAACTTTTGCTAGGGCAACAAACAAAAGAACTTGATCAAAAACAGCCGGGGCAGGAAGAACAGGGAACAGAACAACCTCAAACAGATGCCTCCGGACAACCGATGATGTCTCCAGAAATGATGGCAGACATGGATTACCAAAATTCTTTGGGTGCAGTATTCAACTCCGCTAAAAATCTAATATTAGGAAAATTCTTTAAATCTGCCTTCCAAAACGGAAAACCTATCGTTGATCCCAAAACAGGACTTCCAAAACAATTTCCTTGGTTACAATATGAATCTTATCTTCAAGATTATTTTTTAACCAACAAAGAGCAATCCTTAAAAAGAAAACTAGATGAGGCAATTACTCAAGACAACATCCCTCTTGATGCCACACAAAAGCAAGAAATAGTTGATGCCTCACTGAGATTCTTATATATTGCAAATAAAGTAAATGATGGATCAGCTTCTTTGGAAGAAATTGAATGGGTAAAAAACCACATAATTACTGGAGCACGGTATTCAGATAAACGCAGTATAAGAATAAAATCAGGAAGTTCCGATCTTGCTGTTACTTTTGGTTGGGATGGTGGTAAAGGGAGTAGAAAAGATACTCAATTCTGGAGACACATGATTGATAGTTACGATGCTGCTGTCGAAACATGGGCAGAAAATCAAGTCCCAAAACAAGATGCAGCCGAACTTAAAATACAACGAATGCAATTAACAGATATTTCTCCCGGTAGTGGAAACCTCGAAAGTATCCGAGGAGTCTTTGGAGAAGATTTTCTTTCTATTGGAAATTTGATAAATAAGTCTGTTAACATGCGAACAATAAATCCAAAGCAATCTGAAATTTATAGGCTTGAGGCTGTTAAGATATTTACCGAGGCTTGGGAAAAGAGTGGCATGGCATTATTGGAAGCTTTTGATGGTTTGCAAGCTTTCATGGGAGAAGGTGTTGCGGTAGATGATCAAACATTATCAGAGTTAAACGATTTAAAAGAATTAGCCAAAGTATTCAATGTTAGCATAGGAGAGGCCCAATTGTTGGGAGTAAATCCTGAACAAAAGAAAAAATTAGCAGATGTTTTGACCATGAAATTGTTTAGAACTCTTGCCGTCTTAGATTCTCAATTTGCATTTAAATTAAATGCTGATTATGTGGCTACTGTTGGAACCAACACAAGAAATGGAAAGAAAACCGATGTTGGTTTTGTTTTTAAATCCAGAGAAGATGCTATACAAGGACTTAAAAATGCAGGGATCTCGGATGTAGACATCCCTAATTTTTTGATGGATGCACAAAAAGCCCTTGGTATTTTTGGTGGAACACAAATAGAGGAATTTATCAAGAGATCTGGTCCAAACGCATTCGTAGTGCCAGTAGGGATCAAGACTTACATAACTGAAAAAGCAATCAAGATGGGTAGCTCTTCTGCGAAAGAAACTACTCGTACATTGACAAATGCATCTAGTCCACAAGCCACAATTCTTCGTCAATCGCTGGAGCAAAAATATTCCGATAGTTATGTTCAGCATCTAAAAAATGTAGAGGAAATTGCGGACATTGTTTCTAAATTTGATGAATTGATGGTAGATTCCAAAGCTGGTAAAATTTCCAAATCCACGATTAAAGCGGTGAAAGGAATTTTTGATCCGAGTTCTGACGATTCCAAAGACTTGGACATTCGTTTAGAAAATTATGAAAAAGATCCAGCATTGGAGCCTGATTTAATATCTGATATAAATAAGTATTTGCAATCCAAAAAAGCAAGAAGTTTGGTTTCTGCGATTCAAACTGGTCTTAGATCCACTAGTTCCGCAAATAGAAAAGCTTGGAGTTGCACATTAGAGGGCCTGTTAAGAAGCACAGCAGCAGCAGAAGAACAAAATCAAATAACTATTAGTAGAGTTCTGGCTACAGGCCAATCTTATTCTATAGACCATAATGCTTCCATAGCTGAACTAACTAATGGCTTAGTTAACAAAGATATAAAAATATCTATATCTTCATCTGGTCAAAGTATTCAATTCGTTAAAAACTGTGGTGATCGTAAAATTTGTGAGGAGCATCATTATGCTTCTTTGGGAATAAGTGAAGGTAGTTTTTCTTTGCATCTTACAAAGAATAATGTCCAGAAATTGGACAATCAATTTGCCCCAAGATCAAATAGAATTCTACCACCTCAAATTACTGCTGGTACAGATTTAATTGTTAACTTTCTCACGGGTCAAAAACAATTACTAGAAAAATTATTATCTAAATATCAGTAATGACTCATTAACCAGAATATAGCTTCTTGAGGATATAGATCTAGTAGTTCTTTTAGTTTTATTATTAAGTATTCATTTTTTAATGATACATAATAGCTTAAACGATTTAAAAAAGGATTGTGGAATTTTCTATAAGGTATGATACACAAGATGTCTTTTCTATCTTGTTGGAATATTACCATTGGGATCTTAGCACATTGTTTGGCATCTCGGTCTGCCTGTTGTAAGGCTTCTGTAATCAAGGACTTTTTACTGAAAGTGGATCCTATATTCTCTCCGTTGTACCCTTTCTTGCACTCTAGTACAAAACAAAAGTTTTGTGGCGTGATCAGGTCGCCATAGATCTGAAGATGCTTAGGTAGACTGTGCGTGGTGGCGAAGGCCCCCGACCCCGGTGTAGGCGCGAACTCTTCAGTTTTAAAATGTTCATTAAATATTTGGGCCACCTTGCGCTGAAAGGTATTACCTTTGTTCTTGCTATTAAGACGCTTCTTTTTATTTTTAACTAATTTGCTGAGGTCGTATTCGTCTTGCATATTTCCTTATCCTTCTCGACTATTATAGAGCAGGAGGTTTCCAAAATGGAAACAA